AGCCACAAGGTGGATTACTCGCCCCACCGGAGCCTGGCCGACCCGGCGGCCCAACTGCTCCAGGCGGAAACCGACCGCGTTTATCAAATGTTCGTTGAAAGCGTGGCCAGGAACCGGGGCGCGGACCCGGCCGAGGTGGCCGCGACCGAGGCGGGCCTGTTCTGGGGCCCGACCGCGATTGATGCCGGCCTGGCCGACGAGCTGGCCGACCGGGAAACGGCCCTGGCCATGCTGGGGGCGCATATCGAGGGCAAAGGCGGCGGGGGCGGCCCCGCCGGAACCATTACTTTGGAGGGAAGCATGAGCAAGGAAGCGACCAATAATCAGGCGACCCCGCCCCCCGCCCCGGCGGCCGGCGGGCAGGGGACCGCCCAGGGAGGGCAGCCGGCCCCGGCGGCCGGCGGGCAAGCCGGCGGAATCTGGACCCCGCCGCCCCCGCCGGATGCCGACGCGGCCCTGGCGGCGGCCCGGGCGGAAGGGGCCGCCGAGGCCACGGCCCGGATAACCGGAATCCTGGGCCTGGAAGAAGCCAAGGCCAACCCTGGCCTGGCCCGGGCCTTGGCGGCCGACCCGGCTATCGGCCTGGACTCGGCCAAGGCCATTCTGGCCGCCGCCGGCCCGGGCAAACCGGAAGGCGGCGACGCCCAGGCGACCGGGACGGCGGCCGGGGCGGCCCAGCCTCAAACCGAGCTGGGCCGGTACATGGCCTTGCACGCCCCGGACCCCAAGCTTGCGCCCAACGCGGCCACGGCCGGGGCGGAAGCCGAGGAAGAGGACGCCGAGGCGGCCGCCATTATCGCGGCCATGAACGCAAACAACGGAAAGGGGGTGACCAATGAGTAAGGCCGGAATCAGCTTTACCGAGTTCGTGCCCGACAACCTGCACTTGGGCGGCGGGGCGGACGCCCTGAAAATGATTTTGCTCTCCGGGCAAACCCAGGCGCGCGGCGCGGTGCTGGGCCAGATCACCCTGGGGGCGGCCACGGCGGAAGCCGACGCGGGCAACACCGGGGACGGCGCGGCCGGGGCGGTGACCCTGGGGAGCAAGGCCAAGCTGGGCGACTACCTGGTGGAGTGCGTGGCGGCCGCCAACGGCGCGGCCCGCTTCCAGGTGACCGACCCGGACGGGGACCGCCTGGCCGACCTGGTGGAGGCGGTGGCCTACGACACGGAACACATCAAGTTGACCGTGGCCGACGCCGACACCGAATTCGTGGCCGGCGACAAGTTCACCGTGACCGTTGCCGAGGGTTCCGGCAAGTACGTTTCGAGCCGGGCGGCGGCGGTGGACGGGAGCCAGCACCCCAAGGGGATTCTGGTAAACGACACGGACGCCAGCCTGGCCGACGCCGAGGCCCTCATGTACACCAGCGGCGTTTTCTCGGCCGAGGCCCTGACCATCGGCGCCGGGCACACCGTGGACAGCGTGCGGGAAGCCCTGACCCCGCGCGGCATGCGCATACTCGACACCATGGCCTAGGCCGCCGGCCTGGCCCTTACTTTTTGGAGGTACATATGGACATGTTCAGCACGGGAGTCCTCCGCAAGGTGGTTGCGGCGCTCCCCCGCTTGTCGCGGTTCTTCCTGGACAAATTTTTCCCGGAAGTGCAAACCGAGGTTACCGAGGAAATCCACTTTGACGTGGAAAAGAGCCGGCCCCGCCTGGCCCCTCTGGTGTCGCCCCTGGTGGCCGGAAAGGTGGTGACCGGCGCGGGGTACAAGACCGGCACCTTCAAGCCGGCCTACGTCAAGGACAAGCGCCGCTTCAACCCCAACCGGCCCTTGAAAAGGGTTATCGGGGAACAGATCGGCGGGGCCCTGGACCCCATGAGCCGGCTTCGGCTTTTGCTGACCAATGAGCTAACCGACCAGGTGGCCATGCTCACCAGGCGGCAAGAGGTGATGGCAATCGAGGCCTTGAGCACGGGCAAGATAACCGTGAGCGGGGAGGGCTACGAAACCACGGTGGTTGACTTCGAGCGCGACGCGGGCTTGACCGTGAACCTGACCGACGACGCGGAATGGGGCGACGACGGTGTTTCCCCGCTGAAGAACGTGAACGAATGGGCCTTGTTGGTGCTCAAGGCCTCGGGCGCCACGGTTACCGACGTGGTGTTCGATCAAAAGGCCTGGGACCTGTTCGCGGCCGACCCCCAGGTGACAAAGCGCCTGGACCTGTTGCGGGCGGCCAGCAACGGTTTTGTGTCCCTGGGCAAGGCGCCTATCGAGGGGGCGCGCTACATGGGGACCATTGACGATTACCGCTTGTGGGTGTTCGCGGGCTGGTACGAGAACGATAGCGGGATTCTCACGCCCTACCTGCCGGACCACACGGTTATCATGTCCGGGCCCCAGCTCGAAGGGGTGCGCGCCTTCGGGGCGATTCAGGATGAGGAAGCCGGCTACCAGGCGGTCGAGTATTTCACCAAGAGCTGGGTTGAAAAGGACCCATCGGTGCGTTGGCTGTTGATGCAGTCCGCGCCCTTGCCGGTTCCCTATCGGGTGAACGCCAGCCTTTGCGCCACGGTCAAGCAGGCCGTTTAAGCCAAGCCGAAAAGTAAATCAATGATTGAAGCCGTTCCCCGGCGGGGGCCGGCTTGAGGGAGTGAACCATGCCCGAGGTGTACCTGTGCGTGCATAGCGTGGGAATCAAACGGGGGCTTTTGCCCCCGGGTTCCGTCTTGCGCGTGCCGGAAGACATGAAGGAAGAAAGCGCCGCCGCCCTTTTGGCCCGGGGCTCTATCCGCAAACCCAACCCGGACCCCCCGGCCGCGCAAGAGGCCCCGGTGGATGCAAAGGAGCTGAAACAAGCCCTGGACGAAATCAAGCTGCTTTCTGACTCTCTCCCCCCAGGCCGGGTGCGGCTCCTGTCTTTGGATGAATTGCCGGCCCCCCCGCAAGGCGAAACGCCCGAGGCCTCGCCCGCCCCGGAGTCCGAGGCGGTGGAAGCCCCGGCCGAGGCCGCGCCCGAACCGGCCCCCGGCCCGGTGAAAGGCTACGCCCCGCCCCCGGCGGACCAAGAGGTGGTGATAGTGGGCCGGGACGTGGGCGGCCTGCCCTTCGCGGCCGAGGCCCTGAACCCGGAAACCAAACCGGACCTGTTGCCCAACCACAGGCTGCTTTTGGAGCGGGACGGGGTGCGCGTCTACATAGCGGCCCAGGAACCCGGCCCGGAAACCTTGAAGGCGGCCGCGCTCAAGGAGATATGCCAGGCCTTGGACCTGGACGCCAACGGCAAGCGGGCCGACCTGTTGGAACGGGTGCGGGACCTTCTGCCGAGTGACGACTAATGGCCATTAACTTCGCGGCCCACACCTTGCGCGCCGTGTTGCGCACCTTCGGAAAGCCGGTGGCCTACACCCCGCCGGGCGGCGAGCCGGTGCCGGTCACCGGGCGCTTTCGGCGCAAGCCGGTTGCGGTTTCCGTGGACGGCCAGGTGGAAGTGGTGGACACGGCCCCCACGGTGTTGGTGGCATTGGCCGGGGCCCCGGTGGCCCCGGCCATTCCCTTTCCGGACGGCTTGGAACCGGCCGAGGGCGGGGCCTTCACCATCGGCGGGAAGGCCTACGAGGTGGAGCAAGTGCAACCAGACGACGCGAGCGGGGCGCTTTGCATGCTTAGGGAGCTTTAAAGATGAGCAACCAGGCCCCCCGAATCGAGCTGCATGTGGATTTGGACAGGAGGCTGGGACGGCTGGCCCATGGCTTGCTTGATCCCAAGCAGTTCGCCAAGGCCGCCAAGAATGCCGTTTCCCGCGCCTTGAAGTTCGGCAAGACCAAAACGGTTCGCGAGATAGCGGCCCGCTACACCTTGCCGCAAAAAGAAATACGCAAGCTTGTCTGGACCCGCATGCGCCTGACCACGGGGTACTTGACCAGCTCTTCCTTGGGGCCGCCCTTGGACAAGTTCCAGCACAAGCCGCGACGCCGCTACAGTGAGTTGAAGCGCAAACCCCGGGTGGGCGTCCAGGTGCGCATTTTGAAGGGCGGGGCTTTCAACGCAATAGCCGGAACCTTCATGGAACAAGGCAGCCGGGGAAACTTGCACTTGCGGCGGCGGGACGTTTACCCCGGCGGTCAACGCGGGGATATCCAGGTGCGAATGGGCCCCAGCATGGGCGGCGCCTTCCACGTGCTGGCCAACAAAATCAAACCCGAAGTAATGCGCCACTTGAATAGGCGAATGATGCACAACATTCGCCACGAGCTGAAGCGCTACCGGAGATAACCGCCATGGCCGAGATTCACCCCAGGACCTTGTTACGGCGCGCCGTAAAACAAATCCTGCTCGCGGCCGGCACCCCGGCCGGGGACCGGGTGCGGACTTGCTGGGCGGTGCAAACCAAAATTTCCGATATGCCCTTGCTGCTGGTCTATGACGACGACGAGCGCAACCAGGGCGAGCAAGGCGACGATTACCCCATTTTGGCAATCACCCTTGAGATAGAGGGCCAGGTGGAAGGCTCGGACCCGGAAGCGGTGGAGGACGCCATGGACGCCCTGGCCCTGGCCGTGCAAAGGGCCCTCGCGGCCAACCCCACCTTGAACGGCACGGCAAGCCGGGTGCGCTACAAGGGCGCCGGCAAGACCCGGAGCACCAAGGGCAGCCGGATCGCGGGCGGCATAACGCTTTCCTATGAAGCGCAATACACCATGCCCGACCCGGACCCCGGGAGCCTGGACGACCTGTTGCACGTTCACGCCGATTATGACCTACAACCCGCCGACGGCCGGGTGGACGCGGCCGACGACATTCTTTTTGAAAGCGAGGAATCATGAACAGAGCTTGGTTGGTTCCCAAGCCCGGCCTGGTGGTGCGCGACCCGGTGACGGGCGCGGCCCTGCCGGAAGAAGGGGCGGAGAAACCTTTGACCGCCTATTGGCTTCGCCGCTTGCAAGACGGCGACGCAAGCCAGGGCAAACGGCCCAAGGCGGCCGCCAAGGGAAAGGAATAGGCCATGTCTGCGGATCAGGGAAGTATAAGCTTCATCAACATTCCGGTGAACATCCGGACCCCGGGCCAGTTCATCGAGTTTGACAACTCCCGGGCCTTGAGCGGGCTTTTGGGCCTGCAACAAACCTTGCTCTTGATCGGCCAACGCCTGGCCACGGGTGAAACCCAGGCCGGCCAGTTGGCGCGGGTGCTGAGCGCCAAGGGCGCGAAAGAGCAATTCGGCGAGGGCAGCATGCTTGCCGAGATGGCCGCCGCCGCCAAGGAAGCCAACGGCTACACCGAAATGTGGGCGGTCGCCCTGGATGACGACGCGGCCGGCGTGGCGGCCACGGGAACCATAGCCATAGGCGGCGCGCCCACGGCCGCCGGCACCTTGTCCGTCATGGTGGCCGGCCGCCGGGTGCGGGTGGGAGTCGCGGCCGACGACACGGCCACGGACATAGGGGCCGCCCTGGCCGAGGGCCTCAACGCCCGGGGCGACCTGCCGGTGACCGCCGCGGCCGACACCGGGACCGTCACCTTGACGGCCAGGCACAAGGGCGAGGTGGGCAACTATTACGACCTCCGCGTCAACTACTACCTGGGCGAGAAGCTGCCGGCCGGGGTGACCGTGACCATAACCGCCATGCACGGCGGGACCGCCAACCCGGAACTGGACGCGGCCCTGGCGGCCTTGGCCGATATCCAGTTCGATTACATCGCCTGCCCCTACACGGACGCGGCCAACCTTACCGCCCTGGAAAACGAGCTGGAAGACAGGTGGGGCCCCTTGCGGCAAATAGAGGGCTTGGCCTTCTCGGCCCACCCCGGCACGGTGGGGGAGCTGACCACCTTGGGCACGTCCCGCAACAGCCCTTACGTGTCCATTCTGGAAACCGACAAGGGCCCTTGGCCGCCGGACCTGGTGGCCGCCATATACGCGGCCACGGCGGCCTTCTACTTGAACATAGACCCGGCCCGGCCCCTGCAAACCCTGGAGCTTGAGGGCATGCTGCCCCCGGCGGAAA